CGCCATGAATAAATTTCTTTGTTTTACTTAAGTATTTGCATCTTTGACTTTTTAAAAAATCAAAAACAATAACACTAGGATAATAACTAAATGAATTCCATAACTCAAGATCTTCGAGGTCTTGATGTTCCATAGGTGTGCTATACAAAGTATCGCTGTCTCTTCTTTGAACAAAAGCAGAGATAGGAAGTCTCCAATAGATTGCACCGTTCGTAAGTAAACAATGAAACAAGAGTGCACGCCCGCTAATACTCCCCAAACCAAATACCACGCAGTCTTCAGTTTCGCCTTTATGTTCTCGTAAATCATATAAATATTCTCTCCTTATTTTACAATAAATTGGTGGTATGTTTGCATTTAAATATGCCATTATCTAATTTCATTTAATCCTGTTTCCCTATCTAAGTATTTATATTCTATTTTATGAACTGTAAAGTCTTTATCTATTTTATTACAAATAGATTTAGGATCAAATTCACCGCATGAATAAACATCAAATTGCATTAATGCTGGACTCACTTCATCCCAAATATGCATTACAATATGTGATGTTTCAATAATTGCAGCTCCTGTAATTCCTCTGTTACCTTCCATGTTAGAATATTTAACATAAGGTCCCATCATTACTTTCATTCCAATTTGTTCTATGAATTCGTTTAACCAACGCCTAAGAAACTCCTCGTCCATCGGTGGTCGATAGACTTCTGCTCGTACAATTAAATGTTTATGTACTAATAATTTATTTATTTCCATTATGATGGAAAGATAACTAACATTTCCATCTACGTCTAGCCTGACGCAGTCTGGAGTTAGGATCTTTTGCAGCTCCTGGAAACATTTTCATTTGACCAGCAGATCGTGCACAATAAGATTTTCTTCTCGATGCTCTTTTACCTTTTGGATTGTCTTCTGTAACAGCTGTGGATAATTTTGAACCTGGATTTTCTCTTCGGTATCTAGCAACACCTGCTTTAGTCATACCTGCACCAGATTTAGTTGGTCTGAAATATTTTTTTGTTTTAGGAGGTTGGACATCTCCCCCACGTGCGTACGCACGTACTGCTTTACCAGTACCTTTTAACTGACAACCGACACCTGCCATTTTACTTATCTATAAATAAAATTACTCTTAAAGAATCTGTATTTCCTGTAATACCAATTCCATCAATAATTCCTGTGCCGTTTCTTCTAGCATATAAAACTCCATCTTCAGCGAGATTTAATGTTTCTGTTTGCCCTGCACCAACTGATATTGGAATATAAACTTCAGTATTTGTAGAAGAACTTACAGTAGTAGTATTTGCTAAACCATTAATAACTACAGTTCCAGAAGAACCTGTTGATTGAACAGCATAACCTCTTAATCTTGTTGGTCCCGTAAATAATACAGCATTAGAAGAAGTCGTTACGACCGGTTTTATATCGCTTTTACTCATATTTATCTCCTTGTATTAAGGAGCTCCGAAGAGCTCCTTAAAGTTTAATTAAGCTACTTGTGTATATTCAATAATCCACTTAAATGAACCACGTGCAGATGCAGTAGTAGTATTAGTAAGATTTAAATAAATAGTTCTTGCTGCTGAAGCATATAACGGACTTGCCGCTGGTGAAGCACTCTGAGCAGTAGTATTTAATAAAGTTGTGTTATAAAAAGCTCCCGCTGGAACTGATGTTCCTGCAGCAAGAATATCGTTAGCATCTGTTGCTACGATTTCTGCTCCTGAGCTTGTTGTTCCAACTTCAAAACCAATATTTCCTGAAGCAACAGTTGCTGTTGTTACACAAAGAATTGAAATTCTAGTTATAACTGTGTTTGCTGGTTGTGCAAAAGTAGTGATACTGTCTCCAGTAGTTGCACTTAAAGTTCCTGTCGCTAATCCTTGTAATACGATCGCAGGAGAAGTTACTTGAGTTCCTGTTGAATTAATTACAAAATTATTTGTATAAGCTCCAGTTGATGTATTTTGAGTTGCCCCAATAAATCCACCTAATGATCGGACTGGACCCGAAAAAGTTGTTAGTGCCATGTTTTTATTCTCCTAGTTTTTTTCCAATCTAGTCTCTAGGCCGTCGACTATACTGCGTCTAGATCAGAAAGTTATGTATAGTATTTTATTTATAGCATAAAAAAAGGGGCGAAGTAAGACTCCGCCCCTTTAGAATAGTAATCTAATTTAAAGATTAGCTAGTTGGTAAATTTCCGTTACCAAATACGCATCTAGGATCAGACCAACCGAAGCTGTATCTTTCTCTAGCTTTAAATCTTACGTTACCTGTATCGAAATCACCTTCCATAGCAGTTTTGATTGGACTTCTAATGAAATGTTTAAATCCATTAGGACAGTCAGTCAAAATAAAGAATGAATCAGTGTCAGTTAAGAAGTTATTCACTCTATAACCTTCTGGAATCATTCCCATGCTTCTGATAGCGTTGATGTCGTTATCAGCTGTTGCTGTTCTCTGAGGAGATGCCATTAATCTTTCAGCAGTAAATTGTAATTCTTTTGGAATTATCATTTTTCTACCTGTAAGAGCAATTTTTAATCCTCTTTCATCAACAAAACCAGCAATATCAATCAATGATTGTTCTAGTGATGTTTCGTTAAGGTCAGCCGGTGTTGAAAGCACGTTTGAAAAAGTACCACCAGTAGCAAGTGGGTGTGCTGAGTTAATTAAAGAAACTCCGTCACCACCTCTTACAGTAGTTACTTGTGCTTGGTTCAAAACCGCTGCAGCTTTAACTTGTTTAGTATTTGACATAGATCTTGCTAAAGCTCTAGTGTATCTAGCTGCAAGTCTGTCATATAAATTATCTTCAATAGCCTCTTCTGTGATAGAGAATGCTAAAGCGATAGTTTCGTGTGTGTATCTAGCTGTGAACGTTTCGTTCGCTTGATCAAACACCACTCCAGCACCTTCGTTTTTAACTGGTGCTGAACCGAAACCTGATAGCATTACTTCTTCTTCAAAAGCTCTTTCTGAAGTTTCTGCAGGGAAAATCTCCGCATGTTGATTTTCATATCTGCTGTACTCAAGACCGAATAGTGCATTCAATCCTGGCTCTAGTTCTTTGACTAGCTGTGCTCGTGATATAGCCATATTTTTATTCTCCTATTATAGTCCTGTGCCAGTTCTAAAGAAATGGCGATTTATTCTAACAAGAATATTTCCGTTAACAGCTGCAGTATCAGAATTTGATGGATCTTGCGATATATCAATTGCCTGAATAACAAATGTGCTAGCAGTTCCTGTAGCAGATTTGTCTAACTGAACTTTAGATATTCCAGTTTGTACATTACCCGTATTATTAGTAATAGAGTAATTAGTAAACAGATCAGCTCTTGTAAAAGCATCATCTGAATCAATTAAAAACACCGCATCTGGGTCATCGACAACAGCTGCAGTAATATCACCTTGAGATGGTGTTACGCCACCTGGGTAATAGTTTTTAAATGTTGGTTTTCCTGTAGTAGGATCATTGTAGAACACTCCGTTGAATACTCCAACAACAGCCGCAGAAGAACCAGCAGTCGCTCTTTCAATGTTTCCAGTGGAAGTTGGTACTACCAAATCCCCTTGAAATATTGCCGTTGCGTAGCCAGCCTTAATTGTGTATCTGTTTTGAGCTCCAACTAATGGTGTTCCGTCTAGTTTTCTGTACGGTCTTAGACCGAACTTTTCACTTACGTTTGCCATATATAGTTTACTCCTATGTTTATTTTTAGTTTACAAAATTAAGAGCTTCTATTGGTTTAAATGGTTATTGCTAAAAATCTTAGCTCTTACGACCGCCACCAAAAGTTACTCTTGACTGCCTCTCAATATTGATTGGCATGTCAGGGTTCTGTTCCTTCATAAGATCATTATCGACTGCGTTCATTTGATCACTTGTGATCTTCCGAAAATATTCGGAGCGAGCCTTTAATATCTCCAAAGGTATCCTTGCCAGAACAAGGCCTCCAATCCCAACACATCCTGCATACTGACCTTGATTGATGACTGGAAAATTTTGAGCTTGATCTTTTAATTCTTCAGCTCTTACAAATTCCCAACCTTCTCTTAGCTTCTTAGTCACGTTACCCATGTCTTCGAAGCCTTGAATAGATGTTCTTATCCATCTATGTGCAAAGCCATTTGGTGCAGCAGGTGCATCCAGACTTGACGGTGGAGCCCATGTAGTTTTTTTCATTTCTTTTTTTCTAACATCGGACTCGCGTGAGGTTCTTTTTATTTCACTCATATTAATTATTCTCCTTCACGTATTTTGCATATTCCTCTAGTGGCACCCCTAGTTTTTTAGCGATAGCTATTTGTGACTTGGTGAGTTTCACACTACGGCGTCCGGCTTGGTTTCTTTGTGCAGATGCAACAGTTTGGACGGGTTTCTTTTGCTCCTGTTTGTTAAAT